TATGAAATTAGGAATAGCAGGATACGGGTTTGTAGGACAAGCTCATGAATTAATATTTAAAGAATGTCACGATATTATTATAAGTGATCCTTTCAAGCGAGAGTTTGGAAATTTGAAACATGCAGATGCAATTATCGTTTGTGTAAGCACTCCGCAAAAAGAGATGTCAGGACACTGTGATGTTACTAATGTGTGTGATGTAATTGACGAAGCACCAGATGTGCCTATTTTAATCAAAAGCACTATATCTCCAGAAGGTTGGAGACTTATTAAAGATACTTGTAAAAATAAAGATATAACTTTTTCTCCTGAGTTTCTACGTGCGGCTCACTGGCAAGAAGATGCAAAGAATAAACGTGATTTTTACTTTGGTGGAGAAAGTTGTAACTTTTGGAGTGACTTATTTGTCAAGGCACTAGGAAAGATTAATGTTGATATTGCATCACCAGAAGAACTTATACTTATGAAACAACTTAGAAATAGTTACCTAGCAACTAAGGTAACTTTCTTTAATCAAGTTTTTGATTATTGTAAAGGTGAAGGTGTAGATTTTGAACGTGTCAGAAAATTAATTACTGCTGATGATCGCATAGGCGAAAGCCATAGCCGTGTTACTAAAGAACGAGGTTTTGGTGGACATTGTTTGCCAAAGGATACACTTGCAACTGTACGCAGTGCATTGATTAGTGCTGATACTAAGATGACGCTTCTTCAAGAAGCATTGGACTACAACGATAAAATCAAACGCTAGGTTTCTGTTCCAGGTTGTGTATCAACACAAACACCGTACACCATTCCCGCCATTGGTGATTTGTTAAAATTTTTGTTGATATTAAATTCTGCGACTAGACAACTTTCCATGTCTGGAAAAGGAAGACTGCTCCACCCGTTAGGTGCTATCATGTCTCCTGGTAACCATGTACCGTCTGTCATCAAAAACATAACAACTAAAAATACTTTCACTACAATGCTTTATCAATATTATCATAGTAGGCTTGGATATCATGATCAGCAATTGAATCAAATCTTTTGTTTTTGATTCCTGCCCACATGCCCTTGCACCAGTCTATGAAACTTGGCTTTCCTATTTTGTTATCACTTGTGATATAATGTAATTCGCCGTCATGTCTGTAACCCATGATCCACAACGGAACTTTAGTAACAATGTCGTTGTTGTTGCGCCAGCGATGATGTATTACACCTAAGCTGTTACAGTATTTCTTCCAACCTACTCTAGGTGAACCGTAAGTATACAGTTCAATAGGATCGTTAAGTTCTACATTATGGAAGCATCTGCTTGCCATTATAGTAGCCATTGCCGCACCTAAACTGTGTCCGCAGAACCAAAGTGTTTTGTTTACATTTGCTTTTCTTATAAGATCTTCTTCAACCATAGGCCATAGGTCATCAACTTCTTGTTTAAAGCCTCTGTGTACTCTGCCTACTGTTTCTGCTAGTACAGGCATTGCTTTTAGATCTGCTTTAATATCTTGGAATTCACTAGGCTCTGTGCCACGACATGCGATTACAATATCGTCCTTATTCATAAAACGATACGCTTGGGCACCGTCTCTATCATAAAATTCAACGGTAGTAAAGCCTAACCGTTTTGCTTGACTTGTTGCTCCTTTTTTGTTATTATATGCAATCTTAGATAATTTTGCAAATAACAAGGAGCGTTCTTTGAAATTCATATCACTTATTGGCATTTTGCCCTCCTTCATTGTTACTAAACATATTTATTCCTACGCTAAATAGTAATAGAGGTAGTAAAAGATGAAGAAACGTACACGAAGCATCCTGCAGGAACTTAATACAGTAGGCCATAATCGCAACAGTGATCACCTAATTGAAACAACTGCAAGCAATATTATCGAAAGCAGTATTAATTTACTGAACAGAATAGCTGAAACTTATGACGATGCTACTGCTAATGAGCTAGAAAGACGTTTCTTAAACAGTATTAGAACTGGAGATCCTCGCAAGTTTAAACGTGTGATGGCTAAGATTATTGAAGGTAAAAAACATGAAGACTAATGATATCTTAAATGAAAAGCCTAGTGTTGCAGATGTAAAAAAGCAACAAAATAGATCAATGACGCAAAAAGCAGATGATTTTATGCGTAAGAGTTTCCTACAAAAGTCAATTGATACACTTCAGGGTGCAACAGGACGTAGAGGTGTTGCTCCAACAGAACTAGAACCTAAATATAAAATTGTTAAAAAGAAAAAAGAAAAAGGCGCCGTTAAAGGAGAGCCTCAAGCACAAGCGCCTGCACAAGCACCAAAGCCTAGCAGTGGATTTCCTGTAAGTAAAACTGGTGTAGAACTAAAGCCAGGAGACAACATCACATATCAAAATGCTAAAGGTCAAATGAAAGATGGTGTTGTAACTGTCATGCTTAAGACTAGAGACAGACAAGGCGATTTACAAATACAACTTAAAAAAGGTCCTGCTGTATTTGCAGTTGATAGACAAAACATTAGAACAGCGAACGGCGAGCCTTGGGAATATGATCCTAAGACACCAGACACAGGTAAAGTAAAAGAAAGCATTCTTAAAGAAGGCGGCAATGTGTTTAAAAGTGAAGAAGGTCCACTTACACAACGTATTGCTACTAAAGATGTAAGACCTACTGTAGACTTTATTGAAAAGATCACAGGATTAGAATTCATTGATGATGACTTATTAGGTACCACTGGTAAGAAAACAGATCCAGACGGAACATTTGAAAAGAACAGTTCAGGTGATCTTGACCTAAACACTGATGCCAACAAAATTAGCAAAGAGCAATTAATTGCAAAACTAAAAGCATACCTAGCGAAACAGGGTGTACCTGAAGAAGAAATGATGAATCAAGGACGCAATAAAACTGACGGTTATATCCACAACGCAGGCGACCAAGTACATTTCCGCACACCAATTCAAGGTACCAAAGGTTATGTCCAAACAGACTTTATGTTCACAAACGATCCAGACTTTCAGCGTGGAGCCAAGCGTGGCGGCACAGCACAGTACGGCGGCAAGGACAGAGCAGTTCTGTTGTCTAGTATTGCTAGAGGACGTGGACTAAAATTTAGTCCTAAGTTTGGTGTAGTAGATCCTAACAATGGTGATAAGGTTGTTGCTAACAAGTGGGAAGACATTGCTAAAGTCCTACTAGGTCCAACAGCAACAGAAGCAGATACACTTACTGTTGAAAGTATGCTTGCAAAAATTAAAGGCTTACCAGAGTATGAAGATCTTATAGCAGGCTTCAAAGATTCTATGGAAAAGGCTGGCAAACCAATGCCTGAATCGAATGTTGAAACACTTGGCGACAAACATTTGCGTAGATTGAAAGAGCTTTTATGAGATTCGTAGAATTTAGAAAACACAAAACAGGGAAAGCAGGACAACTTAAAGGCAAAGACGCCATTAAGAAGAAAAGCAAACCTGGAGGTAATGAGACACCACACCCAGCAAGAGGAAAACTCGTAGGTGAAGACCTTAATGAAGCAGAAGCAAGAATACAACATTTAGAAGATGTTATTTTTTGGGAAGGTAGTAGAGGTGCTATGAGAGCATTACAAGCACTTCGTAGCATGGACAAGGAGGGTCATAAAGATGTCACAATCAAATGGGACGGATCTCCCGCACTCATTTTTGGGCGCAATGAGGATGGAGAATTCACACTGTCGGACAAAGGAGGATTCACAAAAAAGAATCCCGAACGAGCCAAGAGTGCAGATGAAATTAAAGACTTCATGCTCAATCGTGGAGGTGGAGCAAAGAGAGATGATCCGGGCCGTATAGCATTTGCTAATAATATGGCAAGTATTTTTCCTATGTTTGCAAAAGCAGTTCCAGAAGATTTTAGAGGTTACTTTAAAGGTGACTTGTTATACTATTCAACACCGCCAGTAAAAGACGGACACTTTGTTTTCAAACCTAATCCAACGGGTGTTGATTACGCTATTGATACAAAAAGTGATCTAGGTAAAAAGATTGCTAAAAGCAAAACAGGTATTGTAATACACAGGGTGGTTGATGAAAACGGAAATGAAAGCCCACTTAAAGACTTTGATATATTCAAAGGCAATGAAGTTCTTGTTGTACCGCCAGTTACAGCATTAGGTCCTGTAGAAGTTGATACAAAAGAATTGGATCAATTAGAAGCAGTAATTAAAAAGAATAGTGCAGGCATTGACGAACTATTAAACAAACAAGAACTAAAAGCAAAACAAATGACAGACTTTCCTAATTTATTATATACGTATATAAATAGTAAGGTTGATACAGGTTTATCAAACTTAGGAGGCGACTTTGCACAATGGCTACAAACTGCAAAAGTCAGTGATAGGAAAAAAGCAAAAGTATTAGAATATATCAAATTACATATGAACGCATTTAAGGCATTGTGGAATACAGTTGGAACACTTCAGCGTGTCAAAGACAAAGTAATTTCAAACTTAGATAATCAAGACCAAGGCATCAAACAAAACATCAACGGACAAAAAGGTGGTGAAGGTTATGTAATGGCACATCCAGGCGGTGACCTAAAACTTGTACCACGTTCAACATTTACAGCGGCATCAAGGGCCGCTAGAAGATAGGAGAAAAAAATGAAGATCAAAGATCTAGTTAATGAAAGTGACTTTGCTGACTTAGGCCTAAGAGGCGTAGGTAGCGAATTAGACATAGACGACTTTGGGGGCAAAGAATTTAAAGCACCTCGCATGTTCGATCAGCTTGCTAAATGTGCAGATAACATCAATGGCCAAGCAGAAGTAAAAACAGATGATGGTAAAACTATCATGTGCAAAAGCTCTACAGCAAAGAAGATCATGGACATGGAACGCAGTATCACACAACAAGGTGGTAAGAAAGAAAAGTTCATGAATATGATTCAAAAATCAGACGGTTTGAACAAAGTAATTGATTATATAGAGAACAAGTAACATGATGGAGTTTGTCAAAGAACTACACGAAGCTCGCCTCACAAGAGGTAATAATGCGTTAAAACAATTGACGTTTACAGATTGCTGTGAGCGACTGTTCTTGACAATGCTTATATTAGAATTACTAGACAAGTATCCAAGTTTTAGAGGAGCAACCAGAGAATATGCTAGACGTTCTAGTTTGTATGATACATTTAATTCCTATAGAATGAATGGTACTGACTTGTATAACTTTGCATATTTTATAAGTGGCCCAGACGAAGCGCAGGAAAAACTAAAAGATCCAGGTGCGGCAAAAGCATTAAAACAAAGAATAACTTTGCCTAAGATGCAACTTAATGGTTATCTTAGAGCAAGAGCCAGCGGTTATGCCTATCGATCCGCAGGTGAATTGCTTATGAGACTAGAGTCAGCTTTGGCTATTCGTAATACAGATTACAAAGCTATTAGACGCAATGTTGTTATGTATGATAGATTAAGCACTTTGGATAAAAAGAAAACTGTTACTAGGTTGTTAATTGCAAGTAGAGCAAAACTTAGAACAGCAGATATTATTGATGACTTAGAAAAGTTAGCGGCTGTAAATGATTTAGAAACAGCAAGAGTGCAAGACAACGAGCCTAAAATAAGCGTTCCGGATATTAGTACAGACGCTAGAGATATTAGTTTATATAGATATCTTGTAGGTGTTGACAATCTAATGAAAACTAAGAACTTTTTAGAACTTGCAAAACAAGGTAGAAGTGTACCTGGGCAGTTTGTGCAAGGCTACACTCCGGCTATTAAAATGGTGGATGATATAGTTCAAGCAGGCCCTGCATACATAAATCTACTAAGATCACTGCATCAGAGAGCCAAAAAAGCCCGTAAATAGGGTATTTTCCTTCAAAAGACTAAATACATATAACAACTTCGCAGAGTAGCGAAGTGAAGTCATTACGAGAACAAGGAGAAAACAATGGCGGCAGTAACAAGAGTAAATGGTATCGGTCACACACACGGTACACAAAACAGCACAGCAAATCTAAAAGGTATGGAAGTTGACGCATTGGTTGACATCAGCGGCAAAGGCGGCTTAGGTTCAACTATCGAAGCTATCCTACAAGAAATGCAACCACTTATGTCTGTATCAACAGGCACAGCTGGTAAGATCTTCATGATCGTAGATGGACACTCAGTAACAGCGGCATCACTACAAGTGAGGCTACGTAACTTAGGAACAGTTGATTCAATCGACCTATCTTCAGCTACAGTAACTGAGCGTGATCTAGACGGATTTGTTGCTACATAATAGTAGACAATAAGTTTCCTAGCTACCTTAGGGACACAAGAAAGCGCCACTTTTATAGTGGCGCTTTTTTTATGACTGTAAATACAGCATGAGATTCATTATCAAAACCCTTGTGGATATTACAGAAACACGGGCTCGCAAAGGTGAGGACAAAGTTCTGTACGGACAACAACAGAACTATATGACGTTTCTTAACACACTAGGGTTGAGATGTAATATTAATCCAATAGGCTCTCCAAAGGCAGACTTTACTACAACAAATGACTTTGGAAGTTCATACAAAGGTGAACACAAAGTATGGACACAAATCATTGAAATAGATTATGAAGATGCAACTAATACAGATTTTATGCGTGACGATTTTGATATAGTACCAGTTATTACAGGACTAAGTGAAACAGTTGAATTAGATCTTCCTGTATTCAAAACAAATGATAAAAAACTTACAAATATAGTGTTTAATTCTGTAGCAGATTGATAAATACATTGAGAGGCACACAAGAGGGACAACAAGGCATCCATTCATTAGGCTAACTAAGAGTTTACTAATTGCCCTAGAGTAAGGGTACAATGGAGAATACAGTGTCAACAACGTCACTAGAAAAAGAAAATTTAGAAGCACACGTAGACTTATGCGCTCAGCGTTATGAGGTACTAGAGGGTCGCTTAACAAAAATTGAAGAAAAGGTCGAAAATATCCATACAGATATGATTAGAGGCCAAAGTTCAATGACTAAAGTATTAATTGGCACAGCCGGCACAGTCGTTGCTGGACTACTTTCAACTATCATTGTTGTAATCAATAACTAATCTTAAGAACTAAATACATTATGTTGTTAAGAGAGCTTACTTCTGATCTAATCGTCGAGAAACAAATTTGGGCACGTTCTGGTAAGAAGGTGGTACGCAAATATCGATGTGCTGGCGGACAGCGTCATGGACGTATTGTTGCTACACCTGCACAATGTTTCAAGCCTAAGGATATGAAGAAACGCTTCAACGCTAAACGCACCCAAGCAAGGCTTGGTAAAAGGATTGCACGTAAGGCTAGACGTACTAAACGTCATAATGCTGTGAGTAAACGTGTAGCAATGATGAACAAGAGACGTTAATGTTATTAAGAGAATTAACATATCGTGATAATGTAGAAGAAGCCGTAGATACTATTTGGTCTAGATCAGGCGGTAAACAAGTGCGTAAGTATAGATGTACAAGCGGACAACGTAAAGGTCGTATTGTTGCTAAAGCGGCTACGTGTAATGCTCCTTTAAATCAAAAGGCAAAAGTTACACTAGCAAAGACCAAACGCAAAAAAGGCAGTGTACTAAGTTGGAAAACTAAAAAGACTAAGAGAAGTAATCCAGCTAGTAAACGACTAAAGAGAATTAACAAACCAAGTAAGGTGAGATTTAGTAACCGTAGGAGGATCAAATGAGATTTAAAGAGTTTCAAGTAGATGAAAATCCTTTGGCTATGCTGAAAGGTTTGAAAGACCTTAAAGGTCTAAAGGGTATGGGTAACAATTTAGGCAATGCACAAAAAGTTGCAAAGGGTATTGGAGGCATGTTAGGAGGTCAAGGCAACAAGTCCAGAGGGCCTAGCAGTATCCAAATGCCAAATCCAGATGTTCCTCGAAATCCAACAGCAGGTGTAAAGAATCCAAATGCAGGTCCATTACCGACTGCAACGGGTGCTCCACCACCGCCATCAGGTACAGCGCCACAGAAGGCAACTGCTCCTGCACAACAAATGGCTGAGCCTAATCCACAGGATATGGCAAAAGCACAAAAGGCGGCTGATGCACAAATGAAAGCAAGTAAAAAGAACTTGCAACAACAAATCAAAGTTACTAAGCAACAACTACAGTTGATGCAGAAGCAACTACAAAGTATAAAATGAAACTGAACGAGCTTATAAAAAAGTTTACTATTGCTATGAGCAATGAAGAAAAAGATGTACTTGAAAGTATCAAGGGAGCTATCCCTATTAGTTCTTTTGACGAACGAGAACAGTTCGTAATCGAGAACCTGATACGCAAGAGTTTAGTAAGTAAAGTGAAGCAAAACGGATATACTATGGTGGTTGCAAATGAATTCCCAAAAACTAGCTAAAGATCTGAAAGATCTTATAGAAAAAGGACTTGAACATTACCCTTTGCCTGTGGCCAAAGGCAATAGTGTCCGTATAGGTGCTATGGTGGTAAGAAGCAGTAAACACGGTCATTTAGTATATGATACAAGCACAAATAAGAAAGTAGCTCATACTTTCAGCAAAACTGCCGCAATAGCTATTGCCAAAAACTATAAACAAACACAAAATATTGTGTCAAAATGCCTCTCAATTGACGATATTTTAAGTAAACATTTCAATGATGCACTATTTTACAAGCATGGAATGCGAAATGCAAGCCCAGAAAGGTATGATGTGCTGGAGACTAGACTAGATATAAGCCTAAACAAAGCCCATCAAGCTCGTAGTCAATTGGAACAATTTATATTTGAATAGAGATAAATAACTATAACAAATTCTATTAGGAAGAGTAATATGAACATTAGAGAAATCAAAAGACCAATTACAGCGGCACAGCTAAATGAAAGCCTTGCACAAAAGTACGGCACAAAAATTAGTATCGACAAGTTTACACTTGAACAACTTGAAGATGCAAGAAACAAATTAAGAACACAATTACGTGACATTGAAACTAATGAAAGTTTTGATGCAGTACACAGTGAAGCATATCAAAAAAGCAAACTCTTCCTTGATGTTTTGACAACTGCTATCGCTGAAGCTGAAAAGAAAGCCGCAAAAGATTACGATAAAGATGGCAAAATTGAAACACCTTCACAAGAATACAAAGGTTCAAGAGACAAAGCAATTAAAAAGGCTATGGGCAAAAAAGTTAAAGAAGCAGAAGATAAAATGCCTTCAAAAGCACACATTATGAAAATGTGCAAAGACGGAAAAACTAAAGCAGAAATTTGTAAAATGCATCCAGACTGCGATCAAGGTAAATTAAAAGATATGATCGACGATTGCATGAAAGAAATGAAAGAATCTATAATTAGAGAAGGTGAAGAAGATAAAGCAGAACTTGTAATGGCGGCTAAAGACATGGTTGACAGAGTTACAGGTTGGATGGAAGACACAGCAGAAATGCAGTCAGAATCTATGCTAGAACTAGCAGATGCAATCCGTGATGAAATGGGTGCAGAAGCAAGTGAAACATTTACTTCAACAATTAAACCTGCTCTTGAGTCAATGTACACTGCAATGGAAGCAACAAGAATAAGTTTAACACAAGGTGTTGGACAATTAACAGGTGAAGGCGAACCTATGCCAGACATGGGTGCTGAAGAAGATCCAGCAATGGAACCAACAGTAGATGCTGACGCTGAAGCAGACGTAGACATGGGTGATGAACCTGCAGACGACACAGCAGTTGATGCGGCGACAGCAGGCGGCGAAGAAGAAGCAGGCCGCGAAACACGTGAAAGCGTAGAGAGAAGCAGAAAATTAGGTACTATTCTTTCAAAAAAAAAATAAGTGAGGCCGTAGATACTAGACCACTACGTGCAGTCCTAGCAGTCCTTTCCAAGAAAGAAAAAACTACTTACACAATGGATGAACTTGACAAGCTAATGGTTAACATTGGTAACGTTCAGTTCTCTTATGATATTCTAAAGCAAGCATATGATACTGATCCTGCAATTAAAAAACTTATAAAAGACTTTAATCAAGATTCAGTAACACTATCATCAGGCAAAGCAATAGATGATCTTCCTGCTACTGAACCATCAAATGATCAAACTGTAAATCAAATGGCCAAAAGAGCCACAGATTTAGGTTGACATTTTCATCCTAACCTACTATAATGTTTAGACAATAGGAGAAATTATGTCCACACGATCTGATGAAGACATCATTATAGAAATTAAAAAACTAATTGAATCGCACGTCAAACCTGGAGTCGCATCTCATGGCGGCGTAATTGAGTTTGATTCTTACAAAGACGGAGTGTTAAGAGTTATGCTTGGTGGCGCTTGTTCAGGATGTGCAGGTAGTACAATGACTTTGAAGATGGGTGTAGAAAATATGGTAAAACATTATATACCCGAAGTACATGAAGTTGTTGCATTTGACGATCCCCATTCAAACGTGGACCCGTTTTACACTGACCCTCATATGTTTGAAGACTGGGATCAGAAAGAAAAAGTAGAGGGTCACGATGAGTCTAATAATTAATCGCTATAATTATAAACCCATAACTAGAAAACAGGTAGACGGTAAGAGATTATACGCTACCCCAGACGGAAATGCTGTGGCCTCTGTCACAACTATTCTTGACGCTACTAAAGATAAAAGCCATTTGATAGCGTGGAAGAAGAGGGTAGGTGAAGCTAAAGCACAAGAAATTGTAACAGAAGCATCGGGTGTTGGTACACGTATGCACAAGTATCTAGAAGATTATGTTGAAAAAGGAGAATGGCCTACCCCGGGTAGCAACCCTTATGCACAACAAGCACACATGATGGCAACACAGATAAAAGAAAAAGCACTAGAAGATGTAGATGAAATTTGGGGAAGTGAAGTTAATCTTTATATGCCACAGATGTATGCAGGAACAACAGACTTGGTAGGACAATATAAAGGACAACCAAGTATAATGGATTTCAAACAAACTAACAAGCCAAAGAAAGTTGAGTGGGTAGTAGATTACTTCTTGCAACTTGTGGCATATGCAGAAGCACATAATGAAATATATGGAACTAACATACGTGAAGGCCATGTGTTTATGTGTAGTCGTGCTGGAGAATACCAACAGTTTGATATTTGGCCAGATGAATATGACGATTGGCGCAAAGAATGGTACGAACGTGTTTACAAATATTACGAGAGCTACGCATAAATACAGTAACAGGAGATAAAGCATGGCCGTAGTTCAAATATCAAGAATTCAAGTACGCAGAGGCAAAAAAGGCACTGATAATGTGCCACAACTTGCTTCAGGCGAACTAGGCTGGGCTATTGATACACAAGAGTTTTACATAGGTAACGGCAGTGTATCAGAAGGAGCACCAGCAGTAGGAAACACAAAAATTTTAACAGAGCATGATAATATTATTGCTCTTGCAGGAACATATACTTACAAAGAAAACATTGGTGTAAGCACAGGCACAAATCCTACTATTCCTACAAAAAGAAGTTTACAAAACAAACTAGATGACTTTATCAATGGCGCAGATTTTGGTATCAAAGGTGACGGAGTAACTGATGACACTGTTGCTATCCAAAGAGCATTAGATCAATTATATTTGAATACGAACAAAGAAAGTAATACTTCAAGGGTAAAACTTATTCTTGGCCCAGGAACATATAAAGTAACAGCAAAAATCTTTATTCCACCTTTTGCAAGCATCTTAGGTGCAGGTGCAGACAAAACACATTTTGAAGTCAGTGCCGCAACAGGTTTTACATTTGTAAACACATCTAGTTCTAAAGGTGGTCCTTACAATCAAAACTTAAACATTAGTTACAACAACCAAGCTAGACAAGTGAGAATAGAAGGTTGTTCTTTTAACCATACAGCCAATGGTAGTTTGTTTGAAATGGATAGTGTTAGAGACAGTGAATTTGTAAATCTAAAACTAACAGGTCCATGGACTTCAGGAGCGGCACTAGTTGATGCACAAAAAGCATTTGAACTTAAAGGTTACAGTCAAGCAGTAATGTCAAACAACAATACATTTGACAATGTAGAAGTAAAGAACTACACTTATGCATGGTACAGTGATTATGATATTAAGAATACAATGATCAACAACTCAAGTGCAGAAACTTGTGCATATGGTGTTGTGTTAGGTGAAAATACAAACCTAGGAGCACTTGGACAAGAGTTTGGTCCACGTTTTATGAGAATTGAAAATTCTACATTTGATGAAATTGCTAGACATGCAATTTGGGCTAATCTAGGAACAGACATACAAAGTAACAACAACACTTTTTACAGTGTTGGTAATAATAACGGAACAGAAGCCAACAGTACCTACAGTGTAATTAATTTTGTAAAATCAGGAAACAATAGTACAAATGATCATTTCCAACGTTTTGACTTGTTGAGTTTTGATCAACAATATATTACAAATCAAAAATTTGCGCCTATTGTAGAAGGTCCTGGTATTGCAAATTTAAATCATAGCAGTCAAATTGACGTTGTATATCAAGCAGTAGCAAACAGATTTTTTAGATTACCTGGTGATGCAAATACAACTTATGAAATTAGTTACTCTTATGATAGCTCAGCATTTGAAATACAAAGAAGTGGTACACTTTATATAACTTTAGATGCATCAAACGAAAATATTCAAGTCAAAGATGAATTTAACTTTGCAGGTAATTCAACTATGACAACCAACTTAACTTTCAACGCTAACTTTGTAGATGAAAATAGTGACACCACTAAAGACACAGTAGAAGTTACTATTCAAAATACAACAGTTTCAGACACAGGGAAATTCACATTTAGTGTTTTATCAAAACGGTAGTTAATGTTTTCATTAAATTACGAACAACGTCTAGCAACTTGGAGTAATTTTCGAGAACAGCTAGAAACATCACAGGACCCATTGCAAGATGTAATTGACTTTTACAAGCATTGCCCTCTGGTGAGTAGGCATACAGACCCATATGATCGTAAAGTTTGGCCAGATCCCTGGGAACTTATCCACGAAAATGAGTATTGTGACTATTGCATTTTGCTAGGAATGTGTTATACTCTACAATTAACTGAACGTTTTTCAGGTGACACCTTTGAGATACATATAGGTATAGATAAGGGAAATACAAGGCATATCTATTTGCTAGTGGTAGGCGATAGAGTGCTTGGTTATGATCCTGAAACACATGTTCATAAAGACAAAGCCTTTGCGGAAACGCAATCACAAGTAACTCACCAGATGAGATCTGGTCAATAAATACCACTAACGAATAGGAGAGAAGAATGACAAACGGAACGATGATCGTAAAACGAGATGGCAGAAGTGAACCATTGAACATAGATAAAATACACAAAGTGGTATTAGAAGCATGTAAAGGATTAGCAGGAGTAAGTGCTAGTCAAATTGAAATGAACGCTAACCTACAGTTTTATGATGGAATGACTACAGGTGAAATCCAAGACATTCTTATTCGTTCTGCAAATGATCTAATCAGTTTAGAAAATCCAAACTATCAATATGCCGCGGCACGTTTGCTAAGTTACGGTGTAAACAAACAGGTGTTTGGTGAGTACCAACCTATTGCGTTAAAAGAAATGATTGTAAAAAATATTGAACGCGGTGTTTACGATCCACAGGTTCTTGAATTATACACAGACGAAGAAATTACAAAATTAGATAGTTACATTCATCACAAGCGTGATGAGAATTTTACCTACGCAGGTCTGCGTCAGGTTGTCGACAAGTACCTTTGTCAGGATAGATCATCAGGAGAAATTTTTGAGACTCCTCAGTTTATGTATATGATGATTGCGGCAACTCTATTTGCGAATTATCCGAAAGAGGAACGTATGTATTATGTAAGGAGATATTATGACTCGACCTCGCTTTTTAAAATCAACATTCCAACGCCGGTCATGGCAGGAGTGCGAACGCCGGTCAGGCAGTTTGCAAGTTGCGTCCTTGTTGATTCGGACGACACCCTTGATTCCATTTTTGCCAGTGATATGTCTATTGGACGCTACACAGCGCAGAGAGCTGGCATCGGCATTAACGCAGGGCGCATCAGAGGAGTTAATTCAAAAATTAGAGGCGGTGAAGTCGCACACACAGGAATCATCCCGTTCCTAAAAAAGTTTGAAGCAACTGTACGTTGCTGTACACAAAATGGAGTACGTGGTGGTAGTGCTACTACACACTTCCCGTTTTGGCATCAAGAGATTGAAGATATCCTTGTGTTAAAAAACAACAAAGGAACAGAAGATAATCGTGTACGTAAATTAGATTACTCTATTCAATTAAACAAAACTATGTATGAAAGACTATTGTCTGGTGGAGAAATTACTCTTTTCTCACCACACGATGTACCAGGTTTGTATGAAGCATACTTTGGCGATGCAGATAAGTTTAAAGAAATGTATGAAATGTATGAACGTAAAACTAGTGTCAAGAAAAAGAAAATTGATGCAATGGAACTGTTTAGTGCATTAATCAAAGAACGTGCTGAAACAGGACGTATCTATATTATGAATGTTGATCATGCTAATACACACAGCTCGTTCAAAGACACAGTTTACATGAGTAATCTTTGCCAAGAGATTACACTTCCTACAAAACCATTACAGCATATTGATGATGAAGAAGGTGAAATTGCATTGTGTATTTTAAGTGCTATTAATGTAGGCACAATCAAATCACTAGACGACTTAGAAGAACTATGTGATCTTGCTGTTAGAGCATTAGAAGAAATTATTGAATACCAACGTTATCCAATCCTAGCGGCTGAGAAAAGTACAAAAGCAAGACGTTCACTAGGCGTTGGATATATCGGACTTGCACACTATCTTGCAAAGAATAAAGTTAAGTACGGACATAAGACTGCATGGAAACTTGTACACCAATTGACAGAAGCATTCCAGTACTACTTACTGAAAGCGTCAAACAACTTGGCAAAAGAGCGTGGTGCTTGTGAATACTTTAATCGCACTAAATACTCGGACGGTATCATGCCTATTGATACTTACAAAAAAGATTTAGATGATATTATTGATGTAAAGTTAAAGTATGATTGGGATAGCTTACGTAATAGCATTAGAGAGCACGGGTTACGGCACAGCACATTGTCCGCACAGATGCCATCGGAGAGCAGTTCCGTTGTGTCGAACGCAACAAACGGAATCGAACCACCACGTGGATACCTGTCCATTAAGAAGTCCAAAAAAGGGCCTCTTAAGCAGATTGTTCCACAGTATCAAACGCTGAAAAATCATTATACGCTACTTTGGGATATGCCTAGTAACGAAGGGTATATCAATATTGTAGCAGTTATGCAAAAGTTTTTCGACCAAGCAATTAGCGGAAATTGGTCTTACAATCCAACACATTACGAAAATAATGAAGTTCCTATGAGTGTTATGCTACAGGATCTGCTGAATACGTATAAATATGGATGGAAGACCTCTTACTATCAGAACACTTATGATTATAAGACAGATCCAAGTGAGACTGTAGATGAACCTGCTCACTCTTTAGGATGGCATGATAATGTCAAAGAGAAGCCGGTTGAAAGAGAAGACTTCAAAGGCACTGACGAAGAATATGAAGAATATTGTGAAGCATGTGCAATTTAATGGTTGACTAAGAGGGTAGACCGTAGTATACTAAGCAAATATTAGAAGAGAGACAGAAATGGCAAAGACAGTTTTTAACAAAGAAAAAGTTGACTTCACCAAACAGAATATGTTCTTTGGTGCAGATCAGAATACACAACGTTACGATACGTTTAAATTCCCTGTGTTTGATAAACTTAATCAAACAATGCTTGGATATTTTTGGAGACCTGAAGAAGTTAGTCTACAAAAAGATAGAGCAGACTATGCAGAATTTCGTCCAGAGCAAAAACATATCTTTACTGCTAACTTGAAGTACCAAACACTTCTTGATAGTGTACAAGGACGTGGTCCTTGTTTAGCATTCTTACCACACGTAAGTTTACCAGAGCTAGAAGGCTGTATTGTTACTTGGGATTTCTTTGAAACTATCCACAGTCGCTCTTATACACATATTATGAAAAATGTGTATCCAGATCCAAGTGAAGTTTTTGATACTATTCTTGATGATGAAAAAATTCTTGAACGTGCCGTTTCTGTAACTAAACATTATGATGCGTTCAATGAAGCCGCAGATGCATTTATGCATCGTGGTGAAGGCTCAATGTATGAAGTCAAAAAGAAATTGTATCTTGCAATGATGACTGTAAACATTCTTGAAGGTTTACGTTTTTATGTTTCGTTCGCATGTACATTTGGTTTTGGCGAGTTGAAACTTATGGAAGGCAGTGCTAAAATTATTTCTCTTATTGCAAGAGACGAAGCACAACATCTAGCACTTAGCACACACGTATTGAAACTGTGGGCACAAGGCAAAGATGATCCAGAAATGAAAAAGATTGCTAAAGAGTGTGAAAAAGAAGTTTACGAACTTTGGCGAGAATGTGTTGCAGAAGAAAAGGCTTGGGCAGAATACTTGTTCAAGGACGGTTCTATGATTGGTTTGAATACTACACTTCTTAATCAATATGTAGAGTACATTGCAAACAGACGCTTGAAAGCACTTGGCTTAGATGCAATCTTTGATCAACCAGTTAACACAAATCCACTTCCGTGGACACAACACTGGTTGAGTAGCTCAGGACTACAGGTTGCTCCACAAGAGACAGAAGTTGAATCCTATATCATTGGCGGCATCAAACAAGATGTAGACAAAAATAAACTGAAAGGATTTAGTCTATGATAGAAATATGGGGTAAGCCTGCATGTCCAAGTTGCATGAAAGCAAAACAACTTTGCGAAATGCGTCAATTTAAATATACCTACAAAGAGCTTGGTAAAGACTTTGATCGTGAAGAAGTATTTGAAGAATTTCCTACAGCAAGAACATTTCCACAAATTAAAGTGAATGGTAAAGCAGTAGGAGGTTACGAACAATTTGCTTCACACATTGAAGAAACTAATTATACAGGTACAGGATTTACGTTATAATATGTTATTAGAAAAACCAACACAGACAGGAGATATCTTGTCATTCAAAATCGCTTCGGGTGAAGAAATTGTAGCTCGACTTGATGAAGAAACAGAAACAGAATTTGTTTTGCTTAAACCGATGATGCTGGTAATTAGTCCAGAGTCAGTAGGTTTAGGACCTTTTATGTTCAGCTTGGATCCCGCAGGTAAGTTCCATCTGCAAAAGACAGCAGTCGTCTGCAAAGGGAAAACTGAAGATAATATAGGGAAACAATATGTGTCCACCACAACAGGTGTAGCATTACAATAGGAGAAGGCAAATGACAACTATACATGAACAGATTGTACAAGCGTACAATAACTACGTTGCAGAAGCAGAAACATTTGAAGATAAAAGTGTTAAAGCGGCGGCGGCTAGAGCACGTAAGGCTTTAGGTGATCTTGGTAAACTTACTAAAGAGCGTAGAAAAGAAATCCAAGAAAAGAAAAACTCAATGTAATGAGTGGTCAACGGCGCTGGTTAAAATTATGGGCCAGGACTGTTGGTATGCCTATCGGCATAAACGATGACGACAAGCCAGAGTTCCTTCCAATTCCTCAAGAGGATGTAAAAAGGGCACTGGCTTTTCGTACTTTTTGGATAGTCCTTCATGTGATCACATGTTGCATGATTATAGCAGGAAATGGAAGGACCTTAGGATTATGGTAAAACCTAATACAAAATTTGATCTGTCTATTCGTGACATTGAAATAATAGAAATTGCACTTAGAGCAAAAGCAGGACGCAGAGGAATAGCGATTGCACAAGGTGAAACATCTCCGCAACTTAAACAAGAAATGCAAGAGATACAAGAATTACTTGGTAAAATACATCATCAGAAAAATTTTTATGCGTCATTCAAAAATAAAAATACCCCCTACGTAAGCGGATAAAAAAAAGGGTAGCGTTTCCACTACCCAATTACAACTATATTGTATTAACAATTAGAAGTTAAAAGAAACACCTACGTTAATTTCTTTACGCTCACTGTTATCAATATCCCATTTAGTATTAGCAAACAGTTCTCCACCATTGCCTAGCATATAAGTTGCTTCTAGGTCAAGGTCAGGACGTTGTCCTTCGTCTAACATATTAATAATAGCAAAGTCATCTCCACTTGCATGGTCTGTTTCATATGCTGTAATTACAGTACCTAGTGATAGAGTCAATGCTCCATCTGGTGCTGGTTGCCAATTCATTTCTGGATTGATTGTGATATGGTTTGTTTCTGCATCAACCATATGCCAAGCCTTTACTTCTGTGTCTAGTGAAAGCCCTGGTAGTGCTAAATCAACAGCGCCTGCAGATGTCGCAAGAGCCGCCATAAGCGATGTTGTGGCAATTATCTTCTTCATTGCTTGTATTCCTTGTATTTTATTATTGTTGGTGTATGCGGGGGTGGGAGTGTTTTTGCACACACAATAGTAATTATCTTTTTTGCGCGGAAAAGTTGTAAAACTGAATCCAATAAAAAAGAGTGTTGCCCGAAAGCAACACCCTTAATCGTTCTGTTGCTAGGTGATCAACCCCGGAAGCCTATACTAGGCCGCCATTGCCATTTCTGGCGCATAATTGTCGTTTGCAATTATAAGTTTTGCTGATTTACGGTCTCGCCTACCGGTAACTCCACGTTCTCTCTTACACCTGTCGATCCTAGTTCAGGCCCATCATAAACACACTAGGATCAACATAGCCTAGTGCATATGCTATTCCCATTTCTATACCTAGTAAAACTACAAGTCCTAAGACTGCAATACTTACTGCCATAGGTAGAAACATAAAGTCTTTCCAAGTTCTTTTTCTTGTGCAACAACTACTCATGTTATCTCCAATGTGTTTATGGTGGACCTGCGCGGTACTGCCCCGCGGTCCAGTTTGTCGTTGATTGGCTTCAACGTTACAATACTATTTATACTGTCTGTTTATAATAAAGTCAAGTAAAAAATAAAAATTAGCGTAAAAATATCCGCCATCTAAGGTACCGTAAACCATTTATGGTAGTTTTACTTTATTTTTTACACTTCTAAATACTATGTTGGCTTAGGTCAACCAATAAGCAAAAAGGAGATCCACAATGGAAATCTTAAATAAAGTAAAAGGCTGGGCATCAGCAATCACTGAAGTAGGTGTATCGTTGATCGCTTTAGGAATTGTCCTTGAAATACTTTTCAATGGACAAAATATTCCGTTCTGGCCTGACATCAGCATTGTAAGCAACATAACTGGAATGATAACAGCATTATCAGCACAGGGACTTGTTGGCTTAGTAGCTGTATGGGTGTTATATCATATCTACAATCGTAAGTAATTTTATAACTACCTAAACTTTGAGGTAGTGGGTTTATCCTTGTGGCTATCCTGCTACCTCTTTTTCTTTAAAATTATAATAAATACGTGCATAACGATTGGGAGGTCGATATGGCACGATTGCACAAAACTTTTGTTCCGCATGAAACAATTCCTAAATGTACAAGCATAGGTAATAATCATAGCAGGATCAAAACGAGTAGCATGAATAAGCACAAAAGACGGTCATATAAAAGATATCGCGGTCAAGGAAAATAAGGATCGGGATGACTGATGATATACGACGAAGAGTGGGAACGTAAACGCAAAGAACGTGTTAGACGACTTCGCGAACGTCTTCGGAATTGGTGCAATATTGATAATATTGTAGATGCATCAGTTGACCTGTTTTTAATACTGTTTGACGTTCTTAGTTCGCCAATACTAATTGTAATGCGACTAGTACGTTTTGTAATAGGAAACTATTTACTAGGCGGTGTTAAAAACAAAATTAAGAAAGTAGGACATTGGGTAGAAGACAAACACATAGTAATTAAAATTGTAGTATGGATGCTAATTATATGTGTGGCTATTATTATTCTTACCTTGATGTGGCTATTTGGAACAGCCTTCGGTGAGTGGATAATGGACGAATGGGGGCACCAAGCACTAAACTTGGATGAATAAAAGGAGAACGTATGTACGAATATAAATGTAAAATACTTAGAGTCGTTGACGGTGATACTGTTGATGTAGATATTGATCTAGGGTTTGGTATGTGGATGCACAAAGAACGTGTTCGAATGATGGGAATTGACACACCAGAATCTAGAACACGAGATAAAGTGGAGAAAGCATTTGGACTTGCAAGCAAAGCCAAGCTCAAAGAACTGTTGCCAATCGGATCAATGCAAGTGCTCAAGACAGAAATCGACAAGAGCGGAGAAGATAAAAAAGGCAAGTTCGGACGAATTTTGGGAGATTTCCTCATCAACGATAAAAGAGCCACTGAAATTCTTATTGAAACGGGACATGCTGTAGCATATTTTGGCGGGTCAAAAGAGGAAATTCAGCTAAAACATATGGCAAATCGCGAGAAATTACTACGTGAAGGCACAGTAACTTTACCAAAATAGTAAAAAAACACTTGACTTTATAATAATATTGCGCTATAATGTAGGCTATGTTAAACTTTATAACAAAAATAATAAAAAGGAGTATAACAATGGCTAGAGTAAAAAGCGCAGTAGGAACTTCGTTCTACAGAGAAGGTTCACAGAACCAACAAATCCTAGAAAACTTTTGGGGAAATGGTAAAACATTTACTACAGAAGATCTAACAGCAGACTTGGATATTTTATCTCCAGGTGCTAGATTAACAGAGCTAAGAGAAAATGGCTTTGATGTTAGAGTAGTAGACACTAACAACGAAGGTGTACAAGGTAGACCTTCAGCTGTTTACAAAATTATGAAGAAAAGAATTTACGCATAATTTTACCAAAACAGATTGACTTTTATACCTGCCTTTGCTATATTAATACTATAGGCAACACAAAGGCAGGTATTTTTATGACTATGAGTTTAGTACGTGGAATGACCACACTCAACACTAAGAAGCGCAAGGCTTCTAAGTTAACAGCAGGCAAACTTGAACGCCTAAGAAAAGAACATAAAGCACACAACAAACATATGAAACAACTAAACTGTCATAATAATATTATGACTTTCGAAGAATATGTTGACTATGTTCACGGCAATTACAAGGCCAAGTCAAAACCTAGTGTAACAAAAGCACCTTGGCAACAAGAAGGTTATACTCGTAAGACTGAGCATGTACCAAGCCACAACAGCGAATATAGTTTCGCTCCAGCAACAAAAAAAGAAGCAATGCAATATACAGGTGAACGTAAACTTGTAGGTATTGCTATGATGCACAAGTCAAATCTTGTGCCTGTGTTTGCTGACGATGACGATAAGACAGGACAGAAACAAGCGACTGAGATCGCACAAATGCGTAGAAACTAATGTACGTGTTTTTCTGTGTATACAACAACTTAAATAAAACATGAGAGGCGTTATGAGACTTTTATCATTTTGGACAGTACTTTGGTTTTCATTATCAACTGCACTGGCCGATGCTAGTACTATCCGTGTAGATTACAAAGACGGTACTACAGAATTTTTAACTGAAGACGGAATCGTCCAAGAGGAATACTTCACCCGCGAACAAGATCCTCAAGCATACTGTCTTGCAGAAAACATCTACTTTGAGGCACGTTCGGACAGTGTCGCAGGTCAAGCCGCAGTGGCAGATGTTGTAATTAATAGAATGTTTGACAGTCGTTATCCTAATACAATTTGTAAGGTTGTGACTGAAGGACCAATTAGAGAATCTTGGAAAACAAGACAAAATCCAGATCTAGATGATAGCGAACGTGTTTATTATCCTGTAAGACATCGTTGTCAATTCAGTTGGTACTGTGATGGTAAAGCTGAAACAATCAACGATAAGAAGGCATGGATTAAAGCACAGTACATTGCATATCAAATGTTGTATGCAGATCGTTACAGAGGTATTACTGAAGGTGCTACACACTATCATGCACACTACGTAAATCCAAACTGGGCAAACAAAATCCAATTTATAGATGATATTGGTAGCCACAAATTTTATCGTTGGCCGTAAAAAGCAATACATATATAAAAGGACACAATAATGGATTACCTTGTACTAGACGACTTCACTCCACTTAGTTTGCAAAACCAATTAGAAACTATGATCATGTATAATGATCAAGTGACTTGGGGTTACAGAGAGCAGACAGCAGGTGTTGATGGAGTTGACTGGAGCAAGGTTGATCCCAACATAAGAGAAACATGGATGTTACAACATGACATGTTTGGACATGATGTAGGAGTAAGATCACAATTCTCTTTTGATCTTGCTAAAACTAATATATTCTTTCTAGAACATTATCTTGGCAAACCTATCAAAATGCTACAACGTATCAAAGCAAACATGACTATGAAAGATGTTGAAGCAAAAGGTTGCCATCATCCACCTCATGTAGATATCGCTAACCCAGATAGTTTCAGTATGGTATATTACCTGCACGACAACACAGAAGGCGATACTATTATATTTGATAAAAAATATAATGCAAACAACCCTAGTGACAGGCAACACGAAGGACTAAAAGAACTTACTCGTGTATCGCCCAAAAAAGGTCGTGCGGTTGTATTCAATAGCAATAGATTCCATGCTAGTTCAATTCCGTGGAAAAGTGAACGTAGATGCATAATAAATTATGTATTTTTTGCAGAACCAAACTTCTTAACCAAAACTGTTGACAAATAGGCTATACGATAGTATAGTAATAACAATAAAGGAGGTTTGTATGGAACAAACATTTACTACAGTGAAGGATTTTCTTGTTGCTGAAAAGGACAAGATCGTAGAGTATCAAACCCAATCATGGGCTGATGCTAAAATTCAACTTGCTAACAATCAAGAACAGATCACAGAACTGTTTTCGAAGGTTGCATCAATTTTCAATTAAGAGGCAAAAATGAAAGGCTTATTAAAAACATTTGCAATGGTAGGACTACTTGCTGGTTTAGGCGCATGTTCGTCATATACTACTATTGCTGAACGAGATACGTATGCTCAACCAAAGTGGTATGCAAAGTGTGCCCAAGCAGGTAGCGAAGGTTGGCTTTGGTGGAAGAAAGATTACGTTTATGCTTGTGGATCAGGACAAAGCGTATATCAGCAAGCCGCTGAAGAACAGATGTATGCTATTGCAATGAACAACTTTGCAAAACGTATCAACGGTAGAGTGAATAGTGAAACAACACTAGAGTTTAATAACGATTCTAGAGAAACTAACACTTTCATTTCCTACAAAGTAAATGATACGAGAGTGAGTCAACATCTTGAAGAAGAACGTGGTACTTACATCTACGCAGGCAACACTTACACATTTGTAAAACTTAGAATGCCTAAGGAAGTGTTTGATAGTTTGGTTGCTAGTCCTAATTCAGGATCAAACTAATGGTTAGAGCAGGATTAGGCTTATTTGTCCTAGTCCTGTTAACTGCTTGTTCTTCAGGTAAAGACATTGTGTATCAGCCACCTTATTGCTACACAGATCAATCTATTACTTTACAAGACGGAGAAAATGTAAGCAGTGAAACTACACTTGAGTGTAGTGACAGGCCAGGTCAACAAACAATGATACAACGTGCAGGAATAGATGCAGGTTGTGAAGAGTTTCAATACACAGAAATTATTAAAGGTCGCAGAGTTCTTGCGAGAGGAGTGAGATGTGAAAAACTTGACGGTAGTTGGGAAGTTCTTGATCTTAATGGCATTGTTAGGTAGTCTAACTGCCTGTGCTTCAAACTCCCCTTATCAAAGTAATAGTGTACAAAACACAGTAGTTGGCCCATGGGGACACAGCCAAAGTGCTGTATACTATGGTTGGAAACTTTGGCAGGAAAAAGAATACAGACTTTCAGAATCACAAAAAACTAAACAGACAGCATCTGTCTATAGTGCATTAGAAGGCCAATATGGTGTAGCATATAAATGGTACGAAAAGGATGCATGGGGAGCCGCAAAAGCAGTTCACGGTTATCCACAAGGTAGTGGTTTTTGCAGAGTAATTTATACCATGCTAGTGGTAAGAGACAAGCAAAAAACATTCGAAGAAACAGCATGTAAAGAAGAAGGCCATAAAGGTTGGCGTTTTATAGTTAAGTAATACTATATCTGATAACTAGTTTTGGATTAAATACAATATGGCATTAGGAATTTTAGTTTTAATAACCGCCTTAACAATAAGCGGTGTAGCAATTTATTACTCTATAGCAGGTCTTGTGGCTATTTTTGCCGCGGCGGCTATACCTATTATTATAATGGGTACTGCATTAGAAGTAGGTAAACTTGTAACAGCAGTATGGCTACACAGATATTGGTCACAGGCAAAATGGTGGTTAAAAACCTATCTAACTACTGCGGTTGTTGTACTCATGTTTATTACAAGCATGGGTATTTTTGGTTTCTTATCAAAAGCACATATTGAACAAACTAGTGCAAGCGAAGAAAGTGTTGCACAGGTACAGCGTATAGATACTGAGATAGGCAGGCTTACTGCTATTATTGATCGTGCAGAAGAAAAGATCAAGAAACTAGAAAACAGTGGCACAGGTGCTGATGCAAACATCCAAGCACAAATAGATAAAGAGCAGGAACGTATAGACAAAGCATTTGAACGTATTGAACCTGCAATACAACAACAAAACAAAATTATAGAAGATGCTAGGGCAACAGACAACAATAGAACTAAGCCTTATGAAGATCAACTTACAAATATACAAAACGAAATTACACGTTTAGAAAACACTGCAAGAGAGTATGAAGATAAAATTGCAGGACTAGGCGCAGATACTAGTGCAGTTCAACCATTACTTGAACAAATTAAAAAAATTGAAGAAGAAATTATTCGTGTAACTAATCAATTACAAAGCACAGAACGTTCGCAGATTAGAGCAGGACAAGCAATCATTGGAGTCACAAGTGATGGCTTGTTTGGTAACAACACAAGAGAAGCTCTTGCTAAGTGGGTTTCAGCACAACAAGATCGCATTAGTCAAATACAAGGTGACATAAGCAAACTACGAGCAGACGCCACAACTACAGTAGACAATGAGAGAGTAAGACTTGCTAATATTGTAAAAGATATTAGAACAAATCAAATACCTGCTCTTAAAGATCGCGAACTAAAAATGCTAGAAAAGATTGACGAAGTTCGTGCTACAGAGTCACCAGTTATTGCAACTGCTAGAGACGAAATACAAAGATTACGTAAGAGTGCAGAAGACCAGGTTGCAAACAGTCAAGCACTTATTGAACGTCTTAGATCACAATTAGCACAAACAGATAAAGCAGAAGAAATTGATGCGGCCGTTGATGAACAAAATGTACGTATCAAAAATGCTAGTGCTGAAATAGACACACTAACAGAACAAAAATATGCTCTTGAGGCAGAGTATAGAAAACTAGAAGCAGAAGTAGGGCCAATTAAGTATATTGCAGAATTTGTATATGGTGAACAAGCAGATAAAAATATTTTAGAAGAAGCAGTTCGCTGGGTTATACTAGTCATTATATTTGTGTTTGACCCACTTGCTGTATTATTACTAATCGCAAGCCAATATACCTTTGAGTACTACAGACGCAAAGATGACGGCGGTGAGCGTCTTCGGCGAGAACGTGCCGAATACGAAAGACTAAGAGCAGAAAAGATTGCTAACAATCCTGGCTTTACTGTTGACTCACCTACGCCGCCGGAAGAGGAGGAAGTAGATGAACGAGTGGATCAATCTACAGACAGCAATATACAAGATGATGATGTGGAATCTAATGAACGAGATAGAGAAACCGATAATGAGGAAGATCTATCAGGACGGAGCGAAGTGGAACCAGTTGAAGAACAAGTTCCTGACAGTCCACAAGTACAAGAATTGCCTAGTACCGTACAGGACACCGGAGCAGATCCTGAGCCAGTACAAGAAGAAGTAAAAAGCAAAAAAGACTATCCTGACACACGTAACAAAATGTTCTATGCAGAAGAAATAGAACAGCAAGAAAAAGAGCGAGAAGAAAAATATAACGAACTAGATGCATCTGATGCATGGAAAGATGCAAAGTCTAGATGGAAAGCTGATCATCCAGACGAGACTCTTAAGGAACATAAGATACACTATATAAAAGGTGTAATAGAAGAACTTCCTTGGGAGAAATATGTTGAAAACAAGAACTACATTAAACAAGATCCTGAGGGCCAACACACTGTAAAATATGAGCAAAATGCAGAACAAGACAAAAACAGTATTTGGAAACGTATAAGGGACGATGAAAGCAATTAATGTAATTACTGCTCCTGATAAAATTAGACAGCGTTCTTATAAAATACTTCTAATTTATCCAGACAATAATATCCAACAACAACTGCAAGAACAAATACATGATTGGGATCATGCTATTGATATCTATATGTATACAGGGGAATCTATAGATTGGTTACTAGATGTTTTTGGTATGTGTGATTTATGTATAATGAATTTGGATGAATGCGACAAAGAAATAAGGAATTTAGGCAGTTATTTGGTAAGTTTCCCCAAGACTTACTGGTTGACAAAAGCAGAGAATATAGTGTATAATAAACTCAGTTTGAATCAAGTATATAACTTAGATTTTATTAAACAACTCATAGGAGGTATTAGTGAGAAGAAACAATAACTTTAATAGAAACCGTGACAGAGATCCTAACTGGGGTAAAAACGGTTTAACAGTAGAAGTCAGAAATGGTGACTTTAACTTTGCACTACGAAAATTCAAAAAGAAGGTGCAAGAAGCAGGTATTATTCAAGAGCTGAGAGAACGTCAGCACTTTGTAAAGCCTAGTGAAAAACGTAAAAAAGCAAAAGCCGCTGGCAGAGCTAGATGGCTTAAGAAACAAGCAAAACAAAAAGCAGACTGGGGTAACTAATGGAACCCCGGGCAGAACTGCTCTTTCCTACTATAATTTGGAAGCATGAGATTAAACAAGATCTTAATGCTCTACGTCAACACATCTATAAAGTAAAAGAAAACACTGACGGTGTTAGTGTAAGCAATGTTGGCGGTTGGCAAAGTGACAACCAAGACATGAGTAGAGACTTTATAGATTGGTCAATTGAATTAGATAAAGCAGTAAAAAGTTGTTGCACACAATCTGGATTACCACCTCTGAAGTTATATAACTTATGGTTCAACGTAAACGGTAAAGCAGACTACAATTCAATACACAATCATCATGGTTCAATTATAAGTGGTGTTTACTATGTTGATGTTCCTTCTGATTGTGGGAATATAGAATTTTATAGAGATGACGACAGCGAATATTATTTGCCTTTGTTAGAAAAATACAACGCATTTACAAAACAAAAACATGTGATTGAACCAACACCTGGTATGCTTGTACTATTTCCAGGTTGGGTAAAACACAGTGTACAACCAAACAAAAGTCCGTCGGACAGAGTTTCAATTAGTTTCAACTACGGAGTAAGATAATGAGACTAGAAGAAGATATGAAGTTAGACTACAAGGACGTTTTAATTCGTCCTAAGCGGAGTGTATTAGGAAGTCGTAAAGAAGTAGATCTTGAAAGAGGCTTTACTTGGCGTAACTGGAAGCCTGAAGAAATGAGTATGGAAAATTTACGTCCGGAACGTAGACACTGGCGAGGTATTCCTATCATGGCAAGTAATATGGACGGTGTTGGTACATTTGAAATGGCAGACACACTTGCTAGACAACATATTTTTACTTGTTTGGTTAAGACATATAGTATACAAGAACTTGTAGATTTCTTTGATGATCCCGACAAGCCACAACGCAAAGACTACGTTGCATATAGCATGGGCATTACTGATGAAGATCATAAAAAATTTAGAACCGTATACGAACAAGCGTCTGGAATTAGATATGTTTGTATTGATGTTGCAAACGGTTATTCAGAACGTTTTGCAAACTTTGTCAAAGAATTTAGAAAACTTTATCCGCATATAGTCATCATAGCAGGTAATGTAGTAACTGGAGAGATGACAGAAGAGTTGATCCTAAGTGGCGCAGATATTGTTAAAGTTGGTATTGGGCCTGGTAGTGTTTGTACTACTCGGCTTGTTACTGGTGTTGGCTTCCCTCAACTATCAGCTGTTATTGAATGTGCCGACGCCGCACACGGACTTGGAGGACACATTATCGCAGATGGAGGATGTACAACGCCAGGAGACGTTGCAAAAGCATTCGCAGGAGGTGCCGATTACGTTATGCTTGGGGGAATGCTCGCAGGCCACGATGAAGGTGGAGGTGATGTTATCACAAGGTACTATCAAACTAATGAAGTTCAACCCAAACATGATGATGGGATGGGAGGAGAAATAGCCAGTAAGGACTATTTTGAACCTGTTGTTGAAGAAAAGAAATTTGTGCAGTTCTATGGAATGAGCAGTTCTAGTGCTAATAAGAAACACTTTGGTGGCTTGAAAAACTATCGTAGTTCAGAAGGCAGAACTGTTATGGTGCCATATAGAGGCAGTGTAGAGGATACTGTACAGAATATTTTAGGTGGAGTGCGGTCTGCTTGCACATATGCAGGAGCAGTAAGGCTAAAACACTTGAACAAGTGTACCACATTCGTTCGTTGCACTCAAACACATAATTCTGTTTACGAACAATCTACAATAGGTAATTAATGATTTATCTTTTTGGAGACAGTTATGTAGACAGGAAGTATTGTTCCGATAAATGGGCATGGCCACGTAGGCTAGAGAAAGCATATCATTGTAAAAATTATGGAAGAGTAGGAACTGGTCCTTCTTACGCACTACAAAAATTAGGTAGTATGATAGAAAGTGATGCAATACAAAAAGATGATATTCTAATTTTTTTTGTTCCAGAATTTTTTAGAACGAACTTTTATTTTTGTAAACCTGAACAACAAGTTATGAGTTATTATGCTTGTGACTCTGACAGAAAGAAAATCGCTATAGATACATTAGGTGATAAGACTGTCCGATGGTTAGCAAAATGGTGGAAGTTTTATCAGTATTATGGATATAATGACACTATTGATGTTGCAAAAATCTTTAGTCTCCTAAATTCTTATTCACAATATTTCAAAAAAGTATTAATTATTAATACTGATAGAGATTTTGTAGACTACGAAAAAACGGTTGAAACAGTGTTGAATGCATCTAATATTACTTTTCCTTGTGATATTATTTTAGACGAGGTAAGTCGCAGTGAACCAGAATTTACACATGCTATGGCTAAACATGGTAATGATAAAAGATCAAATCATATGAACAAATTTAATCATGATATTATGTATGCAATGCTTGTACAATGGATTGAATCAGGAGTCAAACCTACAAACCAGTTTCAAACCAAAGGTAAAGTAAAACCACATAATTAATAGTAAAACATAGAGGATAACAATGGCAAAAGATGTACAATTTGGTGACGTAAGTCGCTCAAAAATTATTAAAGGTGTAGACGTGCTGGCAAACGCAGTTCGTGTTACACTAGGTCCAAAAGGACGAAACGTAATTTTACAACAACCATTTAAGCCGCCACACGTTACTAAAGACGGTGTGACAGTAGCCCGTGAGATCTTCTTAAAAGATCCAATTGAAGATATGGGTGCTCAGATGGTTAAGGAGGTAGCAAGTCTTACAGCAGTAGATGCTGGTGACGGAACTACTACTGCAAGTGTTCTAGCACAGAGCATTGTAAAAGAAGGATACAAGTATGTAACTTCTGGAATGAATCCAATGGATCTAAAGCGTGGTATGGATATTGCTACAGATGCTATCGTAGAACAATTAGATAGTATTAGTAAGCCTTGCAACAGCAACAGTGAAATTGAACAGGTCGGTTCTATTAGTGCTAACTCAGATGAGAGCATTGGTAAACTTATTGCAGAAGCAATGGACCGTGTAGGACAAGACGGAGTTATCACTGTTGAAGAAGGACAAAGTCTTAAGAACGACTTAGAAGTTGTTGATGGTATGCAGTTTGATCGAGGTTATCTATCTCCATACTTTATGAACAATCAAGAAAAATTGAATTGTGTACTCGAAGAACCTTACATCTTACTAACTGATGAAAGCATTACTAATATTCAAAATCTTGTACCATTACTTGAAAAGGTAATTCAACAAGGTAAACCATTGTTAGTAATTGCAGAAGATGTTGAAGGCGAAGCACTAGGTACTCTTGTAATGAACACTGCAAGAGGTATTGTTAAGGCTTGTGCAGTTAAAGCACCAGGCTTTGGCGAGCGTAGACGTGAAATGCTACAAGACATGGCGGTGCTTACAAAAGGTACAGTGATTTCAGAAGATGTAGGATTATCATTAGATAAGGTTACACTAGATCATTTAGGAACTGCACAGAGAGTTGAGATCAATAAAGAAACAACTACTATTGTAGATGGTGCAGGTACTAAGGAAGATATCCAACAACGTATTGACTACATTAAGAAGTTACTTGATGACACAGAATCTAGTTACGACAAGGAAAAAGCAATGGAGCGTCTAGCAAAACTAGCAGGCGGTGTTGCTGTAATTAAAGTTGGAGCGGCTACAGAAGTAGAAGCCAAAGAAAAGAAGGATCGTATTGACGATGCTTTACATGCAACTAGAGCCGCAGTAGAAGATGGCATTGTTGCAGGCGGAGGTATTGCACTACTTAGAGCCAAACAACAACTAGCAGATTTGACAGGCAAAAATGCTGACCAAGATGCTGGTATTAAGATCGTGCTAGATGCGATTGAATCACCATTACGCCAAATTGTAGCTAATGCAGGTGTAAGTGCTGATGTTGTGATTGCTAATGTACTCAAAGGAGAAGGTACATATGGCTATGATGCGGCAGAAGATACATATGGTGATATGATTGAAAAAGGTATTATTGACCCAACTAAAGTAACCAAAACTGCACTATTAAATGCAAGCAGTATCGCTGGTATGATTATTACTTCAGAATGTTCTATTGTGGATATTGAAGAAAAAAACAAGCCAGAAGATGAATAATTGGTAAAATAATTGATAAATAATATTGACATTGTAGTAGTAAGATGCTATTATAATGTTGTAGCGCCGGAAGGGCTACAAAGTTAAATCTTGCTTAATAAAGGAGAAAAAACATGACAAGACTAACAACTCTAGACTTACCCTCAATACATAGACACTTTGTAGGATTCGACAGAATGTTCGATGAAATGGACAGAATCTTCGAAAACTCTACTAAAGGACAAGGGTATCCACCATACAATATTGCACAACTAAATGAGAACGAATACATGATCTCAATTGCTGTAGCAGGATTTGGTATGGACAACCTTTCAATTGAAAAGGACAAAGATACACTTAAAATTGAAGGAACTGCTCCAAAAGGAGACGAGGATGTAAATTATCTACACAGAGGAATTGGTGGAAGATCATTCCGTAGAGAGTTTACACTAGCAGATCACGTTGAAGTCCACAATGCTGAACTTAAAAATGGTATGCTAAACATTCACCTAAAACGTGAAGTTCCAGAAGAAATGAAGCCTAAGAAGATTGAAATCAACGCAGGCCAAACTATCGAAGGAACTGTTTCCGAGAAGTAATAAGTCTGGGGGAGTGAAATACCTCCCCCTAAACAAGGAGTAATTATGACTGACATTCTTGAAGATATTAAACTAGATGAAAAGCTCAAAGAAGATATCGAAGAGCCTAAAAAATATAAAGTAGTCATGCTAAATGATGACAAAACTCCTATGGAATGGGTCATCGGCATACTTATAGAAATTTTCAAACACGATAACAACACAGCTCAACAACTCACTCTAACCATTCATAACGAGGGATCTGGTATTGCTGGCATATATAGTTATGAGGTTGCTGAAACAAAAATGCAAGAAGCAACTCAACTTAGCCGGAATAATGGATTTCCGCTTGTGATTAAATTAGAGAAAGAGTAATGTCAAATTTAAAAGAGCTAACTTGGGAACATCATAAAAACGCAGAACGACAAGCATTTGTAAAAGAGCTAATGGGTGGCAAAATTACAAATGAACGTTATGCAACCTATCTTTATAACCAACATCCGCAATATGATATATTAGAAGCAATGGCTATGATCCATGGTATATTTGACGGTGCTCCTGCACTTCGTAGAGCTCCAAGTATTATGGCAGACTTTGAAGAATTATGGGCTGGAGGAGATAAAACTCGTCCAAAAATATGTCCTGTTGTAGGCGAATATGTAGAATATCTAAAACCTTTAGCACAAGATCGAGATAGACTAATGGCGCATGTTTATGTAAGACACATGGGCGATCTAAGTGGTGGTCAAATGATTAGTAAGCGTGTACCTGGTAGAGGAAGATTCTATAAATTTAAACAAGATCACGATTTCTTAAAACAACATATTAGAGGACAACTTGACGATAGTATGGCAGAAGAAGCAAAGGTATGTTTTGACTTTGCTACTAAATTATTTAAACAAATGATGGAGATGAATAAGTGATCTGGGAAAAACTTATAAATTGTAAAGATGAAATTATTAAAGTATTCGATAGCAAAGCAACAGAAATAGCAGAAGATGGATTGGATTATTTTAACAGACCAGAATCTGGTTGGATCAACAGAGTATGGGCAAACGATAATATTAGACGAGCTCATATTGATGTAGTAGATGCAAGAGACAGCAAAGGTCTTTGGATGATGCATGTATGTATTTTTCCTACACTAGATAATCCTGCTCCTATATATGGCTTTGATGTTATTGCAGGTAAGAATAAAATGACTGGAGCCTTTCATGATTTTTCACCTAGTTCAGATCCAGATCATCCTATGATACAAGGATACTTTGAAAGTGTAGAACATTTTGTTCCTGAAAAACAACGCGAACTACCTGAATGGGCTAGAAATATTTTTACAGGCAAAATGCTTGCCGCAGGTAATGTAAAAACAGATGAAGAAGCATCTGAAATAATCCGCATTGCACTAGACAACTTACATGCTTATTTTGACGAAGTGGGTGCTACAAAAGGTGAAGGCGATCAGTCACTTGTTGCCGCTTCACAAGACTATTATTGTCACAATCAGCAACAGAATCCACACACAGCAAATGTTATGAAAAGTCTCGGACTGCCAGAAGAGGACGTAGACAAATTCTGTACTGACATGCTGTTTCCTAAATTAAACTAATACTTTACCAAAATAGTCTACATTAACAGATTACTTAATGTAACGGTTGAACCTCATAAATATGATTGTAGAGCGTGAGGGACAATCTATATTATATACATTAAAGGACGAGCTTTACCGCTCGTCTTTTTTTGTGAAAAGATAAATACTTACGAGACAGAGGGCGGTCTCGTTGGAGGGCAAAATCTTGAAAACACTTATTTTTATTATCACAACTCTCATGGTCGCTCAAGCCGCGGCTAGTGAAATGAACTGGGGATTTAAATCACCATCATTCCATTACGGTAATGGATATTCAACTCATGTACTTACTGTTGAACAATTACAGTTCAATAGGAAAAAAGAACGTGATGATGAAGCACGGGCTGAAGCAGAGCGAATTGAGCGTGAACTAGAAAATACAACTCTATCTAAATTTGTTAAAAACGTAGAATCAAGAATTTATGCAACTCTATCAAAGCAGATGGTTGATGCGATGTTCGCAGAATGTAGTACAGGTTGTGCTACAACTGGTACAGCTGAAATTGAAGGTTCTACTATCACTTGGACCAAAGACACTACTACAGGCGAAATTAGTCTAGAAGTAATAGAAGCTGATGGCTCGACAACAACTGTCACAATACCAGGTTCAGGGGAGTTTAACTTTTAGATGAAGATAATATTATTACCTATAATTTTATGTGCATTATTAGGCGGCTGTGCGGCACCAGGAAGTCTTAAAGGACTTAGCAATGCTGATCCTATGCCTAGTATACAAAAGTCACCTATACCAGAGATGTTGGCCGCAGTGCCACCAATTGAAGGTAAAAAGATTACTGTTGCTGTCTATAGTTTTAGTGATAAGACAGGACAACGTAAACCATCAGACACAGTATCAAACCTAAGTTCAGCAGTTACACAAGGTGCAGAAGTTTGGGTTATCAAAGCATTACAAGAGGTAGGTAATGGTAGCTGGTTTGAAGTTGTTGAAAGAATTGGCATGGATCATTTGATTAAAGAACGTCAATTGATTCGTAACACAAGAGATGTGTATGAAAAAGAATTAAAGAGTGGACCTACACCCCTTAAGCCTATGTTGTTTGCAGGACTACTATTAGAGGGCGGAATAGTTGGTTATGATGCAAACACGGCTCAAGGCGGTGTAGGTGCTAGATATTTAGGAATTGGTACTCAAACAGAATACCGTGTTGATACTGTCACTGTAGTGATGAGGCTTGTAAGTGTTAGCACAGGTAGAGTACTTATGAGTGTAGCAACTCAAAAAACAATAGCAAGCCATAGATCCGGAGCGGATATATTTAAGTTCTTTGATATGGGAACTAGACTGGTAGAGTCGGAGACAGGCTTTTCAGTCAATGAACCGGTTAACTATGCTGTTAGGGCGGCCATTGAGGCAGGCATAGTTGAACTGATTTATGAAGGAGAAAGAAAAGAACTATGGAAGTTCAGAAAGTGAGGGCAAATATGCTTAAAATACTAACCGTTCTCCTGATGCTTTTTGGGTCTACGGCATTCGCAAATGAGATTTATATTGATCAAGTTGGCGATAACCTAGACTTAGACATTACACAGGATGGACAAAACAACAAAGTTGGTACAGACCAAGCTGACATGACGTTGAGTGGCGATGATATGACTTTTGCTATTACACAAACAGGTAATACAAACACTATCGTTGCAACCATCAAAGGCACAGACTATACAGGTTCATGGACATTTACAGGTAATTCAAACGCTGTAGATTTACAATGTTCTAGTGCATCAACAGGAAAATGTGACACTGTAACACTTAATATTACAACAACTGGTGACGACAACACATTTGATTTTGATATAGGTGAATCGACTGACGCAGATTCAGCTACTGTAAGTTTTACAGTTGATGGTGATAACAACATCAGTAACACTGATATTGACGGAACAAGCGTAGCATTAACAGTTATAATGGACAACTCAGCTTCATTAGCAACTACTAGTGCAAATTCCGATGAAGGAAACGTATTGGACATTGATATTGATGGCAATGGTGATGTAAACGGTCATACAGTAACACTAGACATTACTGGTGGTGGTAGTACCTACGATATTAATCAAAGTGGAATCTACGACAACACTGTGAATGCTACATTCGATGGTGATAGCCAAGATGTTGACATAACACAGAGCGACTAGATGAAACTTTTATTAGTGATCGCAACCATTCTCTTATTCTCAAATCCAGCCCATGCGGCTTTGGAGGACGCAGGCTCTATTGGGTCCATCAAAGGCAGTGGTGTACTTGAGCGTGGAAATGATGTGATCACAGGTGATAAGGGTGTTACTGTACAAATGCAGGACACTGCTGTCACAGCCAACGGAACTATGCGTATCGATTTCTTCGATGAAACAAGAGTTGATCTTACAGAACATGCAAGATTGACTATTGATGAATTCGTATACGATCCAGCAAATGATGTTGGTAGTCTTTCGATCAAAGCGGGTCTTGGCGGTGTACGCTATGCATCAGGCCAGATAGCAAAAAAATATCGTCAAAACGTAAAGATCAAAACACCTTCTGCTACTATCGGGGTTAGGGGAACCGATTTTTCAATGGTAGTAGATGAGATGGGTGGTAGCATGATAACTCTGTTACCTTCATGTGACACAAATGGTATGTGTTATGTTGGAGAGATAGAAGTTAGCACCGACGTGGGGACTGTTGTCATGAATCAAGCCTTCCAATCAACCATGACATCCACAAGGATGCAACCCCCATCTCCCCCTTTACTTATTGAAGCTGACGAGTCTATGCTCAACAGTTTGATAATACTTCGCAAGCGTACACCTTATGACGAAGCTGAAGATGTTTATTATAGGCATGCTAAACGTGCAGATTTTTTAGGATTAGATTGGTTAGATGTTGACTTACTTGATTCGTCGAGTTGGCTTGATACTGAAAGTTTGTGGGTTACAGCATTGGATGAAAGTGATTGGCGTCTGGGAGATATGCTTTATGATATCCTGGATCAATTAAACGAGGCACTAAGGGCATTATTTGAAGATGAACTAATAAGGCAAAACGCTCTATTAATGAGACCAGATACAACTACATACGGCTTTGATGCCACAACGGGTATACGTTTGACAAAAGAAGGCGATAAGTGGATATGGGAGAGAGAAGATAGAGCAGGAGAAAACTACATAAGGATCAAATTAGATCAAAACTATGGATACGATATAAATGTTAAACAAAGTGATTTTGAAATATACGGATACAAGTTGGGTGTTTCAACTAACAACAGCATTAATATTAAGCAGTGCGATAATGGTTGTTCCAACGATAGCTTATTCGAATGATCTCTACATTAACCAAGTAGGAGATGATCTCACTCTGTCTATAACACAAGACGGAGAAGACAACACTATTGGCACAAGCTCTGTCCCTATAGATTTGGACGGTGATGATATTGATGTAACACTAGTTCAAGAAACAGATGGAGCATCAATTGTTCTATCTATAGATGGCAATAACAATACACTTGTTGCAAAACAAAAGTGTTCAGAAAGTACTTGTAATGCAGACTCAATGGATTTTAACATTGTTGGTAATAACAATAATGTAAAAGCGGGCCAAGGCTACAAGATTCGAAGTAATGGTGATTATGACTACGACTATCAAGAACATGGAGGGCATGACATGAATGTTGATATATCAGGACATTATAATACACTTAAACTTAGTCAGCGTAGCAACAATAGTATTAGCAATCATAATATGGACGTAGATATAAATTGGGATAGTAATAATGTACATGTAATTCAAGAACACAATGCTGATAAAAGTTTAGACCTTACAATTAACAACAGATACAATGATGTTACTATACATCAGCGTAAAGCACACGGACACACAGCAACAATAACAATAGATGGCACATATAACACACAATTAGATTTACAACAAGGCACAAACAGTACAACACAAGGTTTATCATATACTTTAAATCAATATTGTACTACACCAGGCGGGTGCGCGGTTACCGTTACTCAAGAATAATCGCAAAATATATTTTTGGAGGGCAAAAAAATGAAATATATTTTAACTATCATAGCTCTGACTGTGGCAAGCACAGCATGGGCAAATCCAAGCAACGAAGCAATGAAGGCATGCTTGGCAAAATTTAATTACACACCAGACCAGTTTGATACATTTGATTGGAGCAAAGCCGCGGCTTGCCATTCAGACTATCGTGTTGGTGTTATGCAAGCAGAGTACGCAGAAATGCGTGACTTCCTAAAACACAATCCACGTTATCGTGTACCAGGACAAAGCCAAAACAAGTGTTGGGGTAAGCCACGTGAAATGCCGTTTGAAAGTGCATACATCAAGCAAACTGCAATGGGCTTTGAAGCAGGAGTAAGTTACAAAGATACTCTACCAGCAGGCTGTTATGAAAACGGTCCTTGGGATAATAGAGATGAAAACTAGTATAGCAATAGCAGTAGTATTTCTAGCATTTGCAAGTTTATGCTACTATGATCCAGGTCGTGAATACTGGGAAGCAGTAGGTCCACGCTGGAATAAAATGTTTAACCCGGATACTTACAATGATTGAATTAGCATTAGGACTTTCACTTCATTTAGGCTTGGCTGACAGCTACAATGAAGTTCACCCACATATTAGATATATTGAAAACGGCTATATGGCTGGAGCATACTATAACAGCGTAGAAAATATAAGCACTTACGCAGGTTATAGATGGGAATATGAAGACTTTGGTTTAGAAGCGGCAGTAGTTACTGGATATCCAGAAGCAGATATTGTTCCATATGTACGTGGAACTTACAAAGATTTCTTTGTAGCACCTGCAATGGAGAGAGGAACTGTTGGTGCAGTTATAGGATACGAGTTCAAGTTCTAATAAATACTGTATGACTAAGTGGATCACACATTGGACAATAGCCTTTATCACGGCTGTAGTGATGATATTAATTCATTACGGGGATGGTACCATTGTTCAAACGGCTCGGCTCAAGCAATTTGATCTACTCCAAACTTCAAGTGAGCCTATATTGTCCCAGGATATTGCAGTAGTCACCATCGACGAGACAGCTATTGAAAAGTACGGTCAATGGCCCTGGAAGCGTGATGTTCTTGCAGATGTAATCTGGAGACTTCGTGAAGCAGGTGCTGGTATCATTGTGATGCCTATGCTATTCTCAGAACCAGATAGACTTGGTGGAGATTTAGCACTAGCCGAAGCACTTGTAGAGAACGGTGTAGTGATTGCCCAAACAGGAACTACGTCCGGTGTAAGCCGTAACTCTGTACCGCGTGGAGTTGCGAAGATAGGTGATCCTTTACCATTCTTGTTTGAATGGCCAGGGATGCTGGGGCCTATTCCAATGCTAGGAGAAAATGCCGACGGTGTAGGTGTATTAAACACTTTTCCAGAAATCGATGGCGTGGTACGTAGAGTGCCTCTTCTTATGCGTATTGGGGACAATACGTATCCGGCTATGGCAGTGGAAGTTATACGAGTTGCTACTGGCGCTCCTTCCTATCAGGTTAAGGCTAACCAAGGAGGCATAGAAGCTATAAGAGTACCAGGTTATCCAGTTATTAGAACGGATCCGAATGGACAAATTTGGTTGCGTTGGAATAAAGAGTTTGAAACTGTTTCAGTTGCGGAGGATGATTTTAGCATCGTAGAAGGCAAAACAGTAATAGTAGGCGTAACAGCAGAAGGCTTAGGTGGCATCATTGCTACACCACAAGGCCCACAGTACAATTACTTGCCAGCGGCAATAACACTACAAACTGTAATAGATGGTGACCAAATCGAAAGGCCCTATTGGGCTTTCCTTGCAGAATTGTTAGCGACGGGAATCTTAGGCATAGCCCTTGTGCTGTTAGCTCGTTTTGCACCTTACTGGTTAGTTGGTATTAAGATTGTAGCGTTTAGTGGTTTGCTTGTGTATGGTGCTCACTATGCATGGACAAATTATTTGTATCTATTAGATATCACTATGCCGTTGGTTACTGTACTGTTAGTAGGATTACATGCTGTATTCAATAGATTTGTAAGCGAATATTTTCAGAAACAAGCAATTAAGAAACAGTTTGCTGGTTATGCTTCACCCACTGTTGTTAGATTGCTTCAAGAAAATCCTGCACTTATTAAAGAAGGCATGAAAAAAGAAGTGAGTATTTTATTTTCAGACTTGCGTGGATTTACTCCTTTAGGCGAATCATTCGGTGATGATGTTAAAGGCTTAACAAAAATTATGAACGGCTACATGGACGCAATTACACAACCTATATTAGATTCAGATGGTATGGTTATAAAATATATTGGTGATGCAAGTATGCACATACATAACGCACCTATTGATGATCCAGAACATCCTAAAACAGCAGTACAGTGTGGTTTGAATATGTTAAATGCAGTGGAGAAATTTAATGAAAAAATTACCGCAGAAGGTAGACCTCCGGTGGGTATGGGTGCCGGTATTAATACTGGGCTTGGCTATCTTGGCGAAATGGGATCAACAGCCAGACATAGTTATGATGTTCTCGGGGATGCTGTAAGCACAGCGGCTAGGATAGAATCTAAATGTAAAGAGTACGGTTGTTTATTGTTAGTAGGCGAAAGCACTTATAATGCAACAAAAGATGATTTCTTTTATCTTAAAGTAGATGATTTACAAGTTAAAGGTAAAAGTGTTGGGTTATCTATCTATACAGTTTTAGACGGAATGAATAACAAATCAGATTTAAAAAGCCAAAAGTTTCATAATGAAATGCATGAAGCATATCAAGCACAAAAGTTTGATGAAGCAATTTACATATGTGAAAAACTAAAAAGACATTTCGATGCCAAAATGGTTGGATATTATAACATGTGGATTGAACGCTGTGAATACATGAAAACACAGGATTTACCTGCTGATTGGAATGGCGTGTTTATAGCGGCTACAAAATAATTACTCAGACTTTTCTAAATCTTCGTGATACTTTTTCCAGTAAGCCATTCTTTCGTTAAAACTCAATCTTTGAGCTTCATGTTCCTTTAGCTTCTGTACGTAGTGTTTTATGTCGTGAATCACTCTCGCAGTCGCATCTGGTACATACGTCATTTATACATTCCTCGCAGTCTGGTTGGTAGCAGTGGCAACGATGTCCACATTTTTTACAGTATCTTTCAGGACCTTGCACATAACTCTCCTTACTTTTTACCGGTACTATTAAACGCATCATTCTGAACGTCACTGTATTTAACAATGATTTCATCCAGTTGATCTTTTTGTTCCTTTGTAAGTGTTTTTGTTATTACGCCTTTGTGTTCCAATACCATGCTCAACTTCATACTCATACGAATCATGTCGTTGTCTAACATACGCACACGGTCAACTAGTTTGATAAGCGTTCCCATTGTTTCACCAATGACAGGATCAATAACTTCTGTTACCCATTTCCAGATAAAGAAAATAAAGTATCCCATACCGCAAGCGGCAATAATAGGAAACCCATAATCACTAATCGCTTGAGCTAGATCTATCTCCATTTTGTTTTTTGCCCTCTTCGTATTTCCTTAGCAATGTAGTCAGTTCATCAGTTTTTCTTAACCAACCATGTTCATTTACAATAAACACATCGCCTGGTTTGTATAGCCAGTGATCTTTGGGAGTGCCATCTTGTGCATAACCCATAACTTCACCGTCCCAATCGCCTTTAACACGGAATGCTTGTCCCTTGGCGCCAGCACTTTCTACAACATAATCTATCCACATCATTTTTTTGCCCTCCAGTTGTGGTTAGTCTCGTCTAGCGTCTTCTTTACCTTCGTTGGCCGCTATACGATCTACATTAGGTTTTACACCTAGTGCATAACTTAGGAGTGCATCAATTTTAACAAGATCGTTATTCATAGTCTGTACACGATTGTCTAATTGACCAATGATGTTTTTGAGAGTTGTAACCGAATCCGTTACTCCTGCAAGAATAAACTTTAGCGTAACGAATACAAATACACCTGCCGCAAGCGCACCTGCGATAGGAAATCCTACTTCTGAGATTAATGTTAAAAAATCCATATTGTTGCCCTCCATAAGTATTTATCTGTAAATAACATATTATAGGAGTACTAGATGCCGGTTTATGTTTATCAATGTGAAAAATGTAAAGAAATTTATGACGACATGCACAAGTGGGGAGAAGATCCAAGTCCCTGTCCGGAGTGCGGAGAATCAGAAGAGCTAAAAAAGATTCCAACTAAACCACAGTCACCTAAAATCCAATCAGGTAAACCAGCAGATCGTTGGGGTTACAATAAAACAACCACAGACTATTGGTTTGATGGAGAAGGTCGTAGAGATGCATACCAGTACGACGAGAACAAACGTAAATCACAAGTTAAGGAAATGGCTGAAAAACACTCAAGAAAAGGTGCAACAGTTTCTATCAAAAAGCCAAAAAAAACTTGACTTTCACAGTAACATAGTATATTATATAAGCACAATGAGGAGACATATATATGATCGAAGGGTATAGACCACCTTGTGTGGTTTTTAGAACCAGAGTCCGAGATGAAAGTATCGAAGGCTCAAATCCATACCGTTGGGAAGACGTAACCAGCGACAGTCTTTTCAAAGGCAAAAGAGTTGTACTGTTTAGTTTGCCAGGTGCGTTTACACCTACTTGCTCAACATATCAACTTCCGGGCTTTGAAGAGAATTACGACCGAATCCGTAACACAGACATTGACGAAGTTTACTGTATTAGTGTTAATGATGCGTTCGTAATGAATGCTTGGGCAAAACACTCAGGCATAAAAAATGTTAAAGTTATTCCAGACGGCTCTGGAAACTTCACACGTTACATGGGTATGCTTATTGGCAAAAACCATTTAGGTTTCGGTAACCGCTCATGGCGTTATATGGCAATCTTAAATGATGGTGTAGTTGAAAAATGGTGGCAGGAACCTGGCATTAATAATGATGGTGATGACAATGATCCATACGAACAAACTACTCCAGAAAATTGTTGCACATATTTGGAGAGCAAGTAATTGAGCCTACACGAATATTATGATTGGAATGCTCTTATCAGCGAAGATGCGAGCAGGAGCATGGTTAATGATATTGACCTTACTATTAAACAAGGAAGGTTTTGGCATAACAGTCCACCTTATCAAACCAACATTAATATATTCGGCTTGAATACACAACATTGGATAAATCTCAAGATGAGTTTTATCTGGTCGTGTTTTGCATTTATGAAACGAGAAGCTCAGATCAAAAGTGTCAAGAGCTGGGGATACAAAACAAATGTAGAAACACAAGAAGATAGAGACACTTACTGGCATCAACATCTTCGTGATGGCTCCCTTGTTGTTAGTGGTGTATACTATCTATCAATTCCGGAAGGTTGCGATCTTAGTACTAGTGGTACAGAGTTTGCACCTGACGGACCTGATAGACCAACTTATCATGCAGAAGCAAGGCCTGGTAATTGGATTATTTTTCCTGGCAAAACTTGGCATCGTCCAGGAATACTTACTAAAAAAGATTGGCGTTTTATTGTTGCGGCCGACATGGAGGTATAAATGGCAACCACAGAAGAAAAAAAAGAATTAGTAGAACACATCAAAGGTCCACGTTTCTATAGAATACTGTTAAATGGTTACGGTGGTGAAGCAAGTTATATGTCTTTGACTGAGGATCAATTTAATTTTTGGAGTGCAAACATTGAAGAAAATGGTGACTGTGATGCAGTCAATTATTGTGTCAATGCAGAAGATGAAGATTTTGATTTTGAAAATATTGAAGAACTTGCAGATGATATGAAGTTCCTAAGTGATGAAGATGGTCCGCGACCTTGGTATGAAGCACCCACACAATTTGATCATCAATGGGGAATTGATATTCACAATGCTAATATAGAAGTTGATGAAGTTTCTAGCAAAGAATATGATGCAAGTTACATTGACAACGTAGTTGAGTCACAGGATCTTGCTGAATGGATGGACGAAGTGGATAAAGAACGTGACTATTCTACAACAATAAATGAATCTAATGAAAGTGACGGATATTCACAAGAACCAAAATATGTAGCACAATTTTACAGTGCTGAAAAAGGTAGTTTTTATGATGGTATCATAGAAACAGTTGGCGAGTTTGATCCTAAAAAGTTAAAAATTTATTCTTCTGAATTTCTAAACGGAGATGACACAGTATATTCGATTGAATACGATGGTGTTGAAGTTGACAATAATGGCGGCGACACAAATGGTAAAGGATATTCTGTGCATGTTTGGAAAAACTAATGATACGTAAGCAAGCATTTATACATTTTAACGAACAACCTTTTAAAAATCTTATTGATAGAATCTATGAAGTTGCTCCAGAAGTAGATACTGCAACATCAAGTGAAAAGGATCCCGACAATCAAAGACACAGTGATGTAAGTTGGATCGATCCAAAAGACGAACACAAAGATATATTTGAATTTATCAATGAAGCAATGAACAATGCAAATCAACAAAGTGAATGGCATTTTGATGTTCCTATAATAGAACCTTTACAATTTACTGAATACAAAGTTGGACAAAGATACGATTGGCATGTGGATCAATTTATGGGGTATGAAGATACTATTAGAAAAATTAGTTTTAGCATTTTGTTGAATGATGACTTTGAAGGTGGAGAATTTGAAATAGAGGCAGGAAGTCCTGCTAAGTCAGCAGAAGACCGTATTCATAAAATTAATTTGAAAAAAGGTGACGGTCTATTTTTTCCTAGCTACACGTGGCACAGAGTTAGACCTGTAACCAAAGGCACACGACACAGCCTTGTTGGTTGGTGTAGAGGACCGCAATGGAGGTAAATACAACATGCCCACAAATGTAAAAGAATATAAAGCAGAAGATATTTTCGTTAAACAAGACGGTGAATATAAAATGATTATTCCACCTGAAATCTTAGAACAACAAGGTTGGAAGGTAGGAGATACTCTTAAATTTGATATTGGTGATAAAGGTACTATTATTATAACCAAACCAGATGATCCAGACAAAGAAAACCCTAACGTAGTAGTTATTGAGAGCGTTCCAGAAGATGCCAAAAAATAGCGATATCCTCGAATATGAGGGTAGCATCGTTGAAGTTCTTCCTAATCAAACTTTTAAAGTAAAACTTAAAGAAAGTGAACATATTATTACTGCATATACTGGCGGGAAAATGCGCCAAAATCGCATTAGATTAGTAGCAGGTGATATAGTCAAAATAGAAATGAGTCCTTATGATCTACAAAAAGGACGCATTACATATCGTTTGTAACCAAAAGAGTTGACATTTACCATATAATAAAGTATACTATATAGATAATAAGGGAGTATAGTATGATTGTAGAAGTTGTCGGCGGTTCAAAATCACAAAAAACACACGTATACAAAATGGTAGAATTTTGTGTATCTAAATTGATGCCTAAGATGAAGTATCTAGACATTACAGTAAACCTTACAAAGCCACAAGGTGCAATGGGGTATTGTTGTGAAACAGACAACAATAGAACATTTGAAATTGAAGTAGATAAGTCACAGTCTTTACGTGACCTATTAGAAACAGTGGCACATGAAATGGTGCATGTCAAACAGTATGCAAGACGTGAACTTCATCCTGACAAGCATACTTGGATGGGCAGAACTGTAAACCCTGATGATATTAATTATTGGGATCAACCATGGGAAATTGAAGCTCACGGAAGGCAACTTGGCTTGTTTATTCGTTATTGTGAAGAAAATAATCTAAGCAAGTATAAATGGACACAAAATTAATAAATACGTATATAATAAATTATGCCTAAATATGAAAATTGGACTAGTGTAGAAGCAGTAGACAGAAGTCTACTAGATGCTGA